TTTAGCGAAATATGCACCCAAAAGACACATTTTGCCCATCTGGGCCGTCCTGGGGAGCATCCGCCGGGCCGGAAGGTGCTACGGTCGGGGTGCGCCGTTTTACACCTCGCTGCCAAAGTCGAACGGGTTTGAAAGTCGAACCAAAGTCGAAACGCTCCCAAAGTCGAAGGGACATCCCCTGCCTGAAAGTCGAATGATTTTGCGCGAAAAAATCTCCGGCAAAGTCGAATTGGGTTTGAATTATGCGCTTTTGTTTCATGATTCAGGTATATACCCCGTATTTTTGCTTATTCCACATGCAGTATTGTTGCAATCAATGGCATTCCATCCAAAGCCGGACAGGGTTCAGGGGTTTGCGGCTGATAAAGTCGAACGGGTTCAAAGTCGAATTGGTCTAAAAGTCGGGTGATTTTCTCTTATTATGTATTTTTGTTGCGTTGTTTTGGTACAATCCCCGTGTTTTTGACCATTTCGCATGGAGATTTGTTCCAATAGGTGGTTTTGGAATGTAGGATAATTATTCGTGTTGATGTATCTTTTTTGGTGATGACCGCAAACCGTTCACGTTATTCCCTGATTTATTTTCCCCTCTTTTTGGGGTTAATCCCCACTCTTTTTTGGCTTAAGCCCTCTTTTTAAGGTTATTAACTGCTATTGTCGGGCATTTTCTATCTGCTTTTAAGGTTTTACTGTGGTATTAAAGCGCGAGTATAGGCATAATAAAAGAGCACCCAGTAGTTTGTTTATATGCTGCTAGATGCTCTATTTTCGTTTATTCGGTTTCTTTCGCTTGTTTCTTTTTCCTGCGTGGCTTTGTTTGAACCGGTTCTATCAGTTGCTCCGGCTCTTTGACTTCCTTAAAGTCGTCTATCTCTACAAAGTCAGCGCTGAACCTGTCTTCTATTTCTTTTCGGGTCATGTTTTCGCCCAGCGGGTCTTTTGTGGCGGTAATGATTTCTTGCTGGTCTTGCAGTCCATCGTAGTTTTTCTGCCAGAATATCCCCGTTGCCGGGTAGATTGCGCCATCCTGCATCATCATTTCCCGGTACATGCCGCATACACGCTTTATCTCTCGCGCGAATTCCTGGTATTCCTTTTGTGAGCTGCGCCGTCTCCCGCTTTCCCAGTCGTTTACAGTGTTTTTATCTACTCCCATAGCAGCATACGCCGCCATGTTGCCCACTTTCATGTTATACTTGACACATAAATCAAGATAGTCATAAAAGCGTTTTCTGAGGGCTGGCAGGTCGCTTGTGCTTATTTTGGGAAGCTTGGATATCACAAGCAAAAATTCAATGCGCCTTTGATTCCCTTCCGGCACATTATCAGGGTCATTATCAATCATGATCGGGCTGTTTCTTTCGGTCGCCCTGCTTCCCATTGTCCTGTGCCTCCTTTATCCGGCTTATGGCCGTTTTGTAATAGTCGGGGTTCTTCTCTATCCCGATGAAGTCTCTATTTGTGTTGATACAGGCTACTCCTGTTGTTCCGCTGCCCATGCAGTTGTCTAATACCGTCTCGCCTGGGTTTGTGTACGTCTTAATCAGCCATTCTTCCAGCTTTACAGGCTTTTGGGTGGGGTGCAATCCCTTTTCCCTTGGAAATTTCAGAATTGTTGTGGGGTTCCGCTTGCCGTCACTACAGTCTGTTAAGATGCCGTCACGAAACTTTCCCCAGTTTTGGGAAGCCTTTCGCCTTTGCCCCCCCTATTTTTATAGGGCTTTCCGTCCACATATTGCTTGTTATAGGTCGGCTGGTGCTTATAGAATATCTGGATGCTTTCATGCGCTTTCAGGGGCTTGCGGTTTGCGTTCAGAAAGTCGCTACCGTTTTCCTTTACCCATATCAGCTCATACCGATACAAGTTTTTCCCAGCGCTTACAAGGGCCGCTGTAAATGGCATATCGCTGTGCAGTGCTATAACGCCATTGCTTTTGATTATGCGCCTGTATTGCGCCCATAGCGGCTCCAGCGGGATGATGACATCCCATTTGTTCCGCGTTGTACCATAGGGCAGGTCGCATAAAATCATGTCTATACTGCCTTCTGGTATCCCCTTCAAGATGTCCATGCAGTCTGCGCAGTATAGTTTCATGTGTCCCCCATATAGCAAAAGTGCCAGCCGAACTTTCAAGTTCAACTGGCACTTGGCAATTAAGCACTTGGCACGCTATTTCTTATTGATATTATAGCATATTATGCGCTAATATGCAAGTTTTTTATTTTCCGGTGCTACCAAATCCTGCGTTGCCGCGTTCCCGATCCGGCATCTTGCTGCACGGGTAAAAGTCGTAAGATTCCACCTTGATAAACACGATTTGGGAAATTTTATCCCCAGAATTGACTTTATAATCCGTTTTTCCGTGATTATAAAGCTTTACGCAGATGCTCCCGGTATATCCTGCATCGATCACACCTTCGTTTGTCAGATCATGCTTAACATTCAGGCCGGATTTGCTTTTCAGAAACCCCGCATAGCCCTTCGGGATGTCAATGTGCACGCCGGTATCAATTACAGCGCTCCCGTTCGCCGGAATCATCACATCAACAGGGCTTTTCAGGTCTGCACCTGCATCCCATCCAAAATGTGCGTATTCCGGCATGTATGCGCCGTCATCCAGCACAACAGCAACCTGTTTGTGCACAGTATTGCAGCTTTTGCAGCAGTTATTTTCCATTTGTTCCCTCCTTAATCAGCAATCCCAAGTGCAGCAAACGAGAAGCACGGTAAAATCATCCATGCCCAAACTCCGCTGCCAGTAGAACGCACCATATAGGCGATGAATGCCAAAGTCGCAGTCAGTGCAAGCGCGTTGCCAATACTTTTCATATGTTCCTCCTTAAATTTTGTGTGCCAGAACCGCTTTTCCGTAAGTCGTGCCATCTTTATCGGCAATCTTGAGAACGGCGTTAATACTCACTTTAGGCGGCTCTCTTTTGCTGTGTGCCGCCATCTGCGGGCTGCCATATCTTCCTTCTTTTCGGCATGCTTCACACTTCTTTTCGTTCTTTTTTCTGGCAAAAACCCTCCCGCACCATTCACATTTGACAAGCGATTGCTCATTGCGCCTTGCGTTTTGCAGTGCAACAGCAGCTTCATGATGCTTTTTCTTGCATTCCGGGCAAAGTCGGGCTTTTGCGCTTCCCTCAAATTCCTTTTTACATTCAGTGCAAATCTTAACCATTTACTCGCCCCCGTGCGTGTGCTCCATGTAAATTACCGGCTCTTGGTTATCTTCCTCAGCTGCAGCTCTGCCAACGGACACGCCGATGGAATAGACTCCCGCAATCAAAATTGTGACAATCGCGGTGCCAAGAATCGAAAGTAAAATGTTCATTTCTGCTCCCTCCAAAGCCCTGAAATCTGTTTGCAACACAGTGCAAACAGGTAGATTAGCAATGCGCCGATAAGCATCGCTCCCGGTGCTGCAACGAAGATCAGAGCAAGGCATTTGATTGTGTAGATGCAGTTTGCGTCAAATACTGTCATGCGTCTTTCCCTCTTTTTTTCACTTTCCATACCGCATATAGAGCATCCATTACTCGCTGTCCTTCCGGCGTGGCTGAATCGAACGGTAAATGCGCACTGATACATGCTTTCCTGATTGCTTTCAGCGCATCACCGCGCCAAATCAAATCGTTTTCATCACCAAAATCTGAAATCTTCGGCACGCCTTCAAAAGAAATGCACTTGCTGTTTCCTGAGTCAAAAAATGTATGGTTCATTCTTCCCTCCGCAACCACTTGATAGCATCTTTCACGCTGTCAAACTCCAAGCACTGGGTATCATACGCGCTATTGTTGCAAGCTAGCAAAGTAATTCCAAGTGTTCCGTGCTCCAGCGACAGATACAACCCTCTGTGTTGTTTGGGATGTTTAATAACATCGTCCATACCAGAATAATCAACGATTTCTATTATCTTGTTCATTTGCCATCCTCCTTTAATGGCTTTTTTTGCTGAATGAGGATTCAGGGAACTTTAATTTTGTGATAGTGGCCGGAAAACGTTTCGGTTTCTTTCTTTCCGTTTTATGATGGTTAATAAAGACAGCTGGAATCAAAGACAGGCATCCGCCTCACCTCCCAACAGCCGCAATGCTTTGCGGATGACGGCACATCCATGCACGGAGCAATCATGTTCCAGCCCGCAGCCAAAACAGGCTGCGGGGCGGCGCACAATGGTAAGGAGGTGCAGCTGGCACAGCTCTTCCGGTGTCATCCGTTCGGCGGAAACGCATTTGCTGTTTTTGGTATCAAACCTCATATTATTCATTTGTGTTCACCATCCTTGCACCGCAATATGGGCAATACTTATAATCGTTTTCTTCTGGCGTACCATCATATAGAAAAAATCTTTCCTTACAGGCGGAGCAGAACCAAACAACGGGGTCGCCGTTGAAATCTTCCTCGTTTTCCCAATGCGCCGTAGGTCGCAGGGACTCTGGGTCGATGGTGGGCATAATATCAATGTCACCAGTTCCAACTGCGTAAAACTCGCCACTTTCTGGACAATCACGAAACATTACCTTTACAACACGCTTTTTAAGTGCATTTGCATCAATCAGCCGCACATGTTCTTTGCTCATTTTCCTACCTCCTTCAATCGCCGTTCCCAGCGCTCATGCTTTTTGAGTTTCGTCAGCATGACGCAATTAAGATAATCAGGCCCTTTACAATCAAGATATTCGCTCACGCAAAGCATCACGTCTGCAATTTCTTCCTGCAAAGCATCATAGCATTCGTCAATTGTTTTAGGCGTTGGGTTTTCACCGCGATACTTCCGCGCGGATTTCAACGCTGCTTGCGCAAGTTCTGAACACTCTTCTGCAAGCTGTTCAAGAAATGCTGGCTCACCGATTCTTTCCACTATCGTTTGGGGCTGTTCTTTCGGCTGGCTTGCGCCCGGAATCGGGCAATAATTATTGTTCACTTCAATTTCCTCCTTACAACCAATAGTCAACCGCTTCTTTCCGGTTCATGAAAAAGTGGATTCCTGCTGCGCATTCTTCCCAGCGGTTTTTGCAAAAATCGTCAACGGATACCATTTCACCAACCTTGTACACAAAATCAGCATCTCTATCAGATACCGCTTCCGTATATTTTTCTTTTCCATCAATTGATGTAATTTCAATCACTTCTGCTTTGTCGCAACGGCATTTTCTCCGTGATGCGCTACTTCTTCTTGCATCTTCTGGGATTTTTAGCTTTACGATTCTATCACTTTTGCATTTTTTCCACCCGGTAAACTCTCCTTCATCCGGGCATGCCATAGGCGTATATGGCACATTCTCGGCACTGTACAGGTAGGCCCCGGACAGGTCGGC